ATTAGCGCGAGACAAGGGCAAAGGTGGCGCGATGAAATAGTAATAGCAACTGTAGAAGTTCTTGGTTGGAGATAAAAGATGTCGTTATGATGTCGCTTTTGGCTCGCTGAATCGTGTTATTATGATATTGTGGCGGAAACCACATTTCACAATATATAGTGTTCTAACATGTACTATATGATTTATACACAAGAGGGCGCAAGATACCTGAGGGTTGAGCGCCAAATCTTCAGTTGCATTAACTTACCGACTCCATCATAATTATATTCATATATTAATATGGGGGTTGGTAGTGGTGAGAAAGTACTTATTAATTACTTTTAGTGCGTTATTAATTTTAGTGGCATGTGGACCCAATGAAGAGTTGGAAGAAGAAATTTCTGATAAAGATAGGCAAATTGATAAACAACAAAAAGAAGTAGATACATTAGAACGTGAGGTCCGAAGGTTAAAGATTGAAATAGAGAGTCTAGAAGATCCCGAGGAAGAAGAGCAAGAGGATGAGGCGGACGAGGCAGAGATAGAAGATGAAGAGGTAAGTGCCAGTGAGGAAGAAGACGATGACGATTCACAAGAAAACATAGACGATATCGAATCTGATGTAAACAATATAGTTGATGAGGATTTAGACAATACATCTATTACAGAATTAAGAATCAATGAAGATGCTTCAACTGATGAGGAGCGCTACATAGTCCTAGTTGATCTTGAATGGGACTTCAAGAATAAACCTAACACGACAAAGGATATGTTAGATATGTATAGTGATCACCTTGCGGCAAAGATGGCTGATAATGATTTAATATACGAGTTAGTATTATTTTGGGAAGTGCCATATCATAAAGAGGATGACACCATACTTAAACGAACGTATGAAAATAAAGATGGTGGAATGCATCTAACGGACGAATTCAAAGACATTAGTATATTTGAATAAATTGGAGTGATTAACAATCAAACAGATACATTGTTCCAATTGCAATGAAACAGTGCCAATGCAAAAGCCACAGCGCAAAGTCATGAAAGGTTTAGCCTATGAATACTACTGGACCTGTCCAGAGTGTGAGCATAGACACATAGCTTACTATACCGACAAGAAGATCAGACGAGACGTCAAGCGACAAGGGGAGCGATGGGCAAGGTACAGGGTGGCAGGATCAGTAGAGTCGGAACGAAAACTCCTTGCTCAAATCAATATGGAAGATAAGTTAATCAAACAAGATATGGATGCGTTGATGGATAAGATGCAGAAGGAGGCATAGATATGAAAGAGATATTAATATCGGTTGGACCGGCTCTATTAGCCTTTATAGGAGCAATCATTAAATCAAAATATGATTTAAAAAAACAAGAACTACAACATGATGCAAAGTTAGCAGAGATAAGAACTGAAGCTGCTGAAAAACGGGAAGAAGCAAACAGAAGATTTGAAGAAAGAATAAAAGAGATTAAAGCAGAAACAGATGAGGAATTAAGAAAGGCAGATGCAGAATTAGAAAGGAAATTTCTAGAGAACTTTACTAGTCCTACTAATTTATTAGAACAGGTAGAAGGTTTAACGAAAGGTCTTGAATTAATGCCTAAATTGCAAGAGCAAATGGATGCAATGGAAAGTATAAAGCAGAAACAACATTCTCGAAAAGGACGAAAATAAACATCAAGACACTTACTTAATTGTAGGTGTCTTTTTTTATTATGTTAAAGGATGTGAATTTTATTGGGTTATATAGAAAAAGAAACTATCTCAAGAGCACAGCGACCAAGTCAGCCGAGACCTATTTCAACTGAAATTAGATGTGATCACAGGTATAAATTAATTGATTCAGAAGTCGCAAGGGCATACGCAGATAACGGATCATATAAAACTAAAGTAGATGTTGTTGTCTATTGTGAGAAGTGTTTAGACATCCAGCTGGTCATCAAACATACAGATGGCGATAGGAAATGATCAGTAACAAACCACTTAAGGCAACGGGGTGATTGACTTGGGATGAATAGACATACACTATATAACAAATACAAACGCAACAATGAATCAAAGAGATTCTACAATAGCAAAGCGTGGGAAGTATGTCGTACAAATGTATTGAGAAGAGATTACTATCTATGCCAAGAGTGTTTAGAGAACAAGGTCATCAAGGCGTATGACGTTGTGCATCACATCAAGCCGCTTAAAGATTATTCAAAGTTATCTTTAACGGAGAGCAATCTAGTTAGTTTGTGTCATGCATGTCACAGCGTAGAGGAAAGCAAAACAGAAATAAAAGAAAGAAACATAAATGTGGTGGAGTTGGAAAGTAATCCAGAAATAATATAGCCCCCTCCACCTTAAGTTAGAATCATTACAAGCTGGAGAACCCACCCCTCCATCGCTAACACAAAATGAAATCCTTATAGACCCCCACCCCTCTAAAAACATGAAAGGAGTGATTGCATGCCAGGAACCGCCAAAAATAAACGGATAAACAAAGAGATAAAGAGGTTAGATGAAATATTTGATATGACAGACGAGGATACGCGTAGAGTTACGGAAGGCTTGGTGTCTGAGGTCGCTTTTATGCGTGTCACTTTAGAGGATTTAAAAGAAGATATTAATAAAAATGGGGCGGTTGACGAGATGCCGCAAGGCGAGTATTCGATATTGCGCCAGAGTCCATTTGTACAAGTTTACAATACGATGATTAAAAATTACAATAAAAATTTGAACGACTTGCTTAGCTTGCTCCCAGATGACAAAGCAAGTGACATCGATGATGAATTTAACGACTTTTAACCCCAAGACTTTTGATTACAAGAAGTGGGTGGACGATCAGGTTGAGAGTGGAGCAATATTAACCGATCCATCCAAAACATCGTTAACTACTCGATACGCTGAAATGCTAATAGACGGAACGATCATTGCAAGCAAGAAAAACATACTCGCTGCCAAAAGACACATAAGGGATCTAGGTAGGCAAGGAACTAAAGACTTTCCTTGGATATTTGTAGAGGAAAAAGCACATAGGCCCATTAGGTTCATTGAAAAGTTTTGTCGTCCGTCAAAGGGTAACTTCAAGCGATTAGTGATCCAACCATGGCAGCACTTCGCTATCGGATCTACTTATGGATGGGTGCATAAGGATACTGGGGTAAGGCGTTTTAGGGAATCGATCGTATTTGTTGCTAGAAAAAACGGTAAATCTACTAAGATTAGTGGTGTTTCTCTCTACTCTGCATCTAAAGACGGAGAGAATGGCGCTGATGTCTATTTGCTAGCTAACACAAAACAACAGGCTGGCATTGTGTATGAAGAGGCTCAAAAGATGGTTAAGAGTTCCCCAAGGTTGCGTAGGCAATTCAGAGCAAAGCGTGATGAGATAACTTATCCTATGACAATGTCTAAGATTGAACATAGGGCATCTGATAGCGATAAGTTAGATGGACTGAACACTCACTTTGGGGTTTTTGACGAAATACACGAATTCAAGGATTACAAATTAATTAACGTAATAAAGAACTCGCGTGGATCGAGGACACAGCCATTGATCATGTATATTACAACGGCTGGATACCAACTTGATGGTCCGCTAGTTGATTATTATGAAGATGCTAATGATGTACTCAATGAAATTTTGGAAGACGAGAGAACATTTTATTACATGGCAGAACTAGACGATGCTAGCGATATGTACAATCCGTTGAGTTGGATTAAAGCAAATCCAAACATTGGAGTTTCGTTGGACTTGGAAATAATGATCGAGGACTGGAAGAAAGCGCAAACTAAGCCTGAAGAAAAAACTGACTACATTACTAAGCAGTTTAACATGTTCGTGAGATCGGGAGCGCAACCATTTATAGAATCTGAAATATTGAGGCGGAACAGGGAACACATTGATTTAGAGGATTTAAGAGGGATGAATGCAATCGGTGGATACGACCTGTCGGATAGTGAGGATTTTACCAGTGCTTGCTTAGAGTTTGATTTAGGTGATGGCAGAGTGTTTATCCTCTCTCACTCGTGGTTGCCAGAGTCGAAGGTCATAGCTAACAATGAAAAGATACCATATCGAGAATATGAAGAACTCGGATACTTAACTATCGTTGAAGGTGAGTATATAAAGAAAGAATATGTAGAGGACTGGTTCATTGCGATGTCTAAAATTTACAACATTGAATTGGTTGCGTTCGATGAGGCTAAAGCATTCAGATTAAACGAGTCGATGAAAAACCACGGATTTGTTACGGAAAAAGTAAAGCAGACTCCCATGGTACTTGGGCCAGCCGTGGATGACTTACGGGAGATGTTTATAGACGGAAAAATAGTGTTTAACGAGGATAGGTTGTTCCGTTGGTATATAAACAACGTAAAAATAAAGCCAGATAGAAACAAAAATAATATGCCTACAAAACAAAGTCGCTACCGTAAAATTGACGGTTTCGCGGCTTTTTTAAATGCCCACAAACATATGATGGGCAAGTTGGTTAAAGAAGAAGAAACAGGAGAAATAGGTGTCATTAGCATGAGCGAGTTAATGGGCCGAAGTTAATTTTAGAAGGTGGTGAATATATGAAGTGGTACAAGGACATGAAATTCAAAATTGGCATGAGTTTAATCGGGGTATCTCAAAAGGCAAATCGCAAGGCTAATAACTTATCTAACTGGGCAGGGCGGATGTTCTGGGGTGTAGACAATAGTAGTTTAGCTACGAATGAAACGATCTTTAGTATTGTCACTCGCATATCTAATACAGTGTCATCACTGCCATTGAAACTGTACAAAGATCATGATGTAGTCAAAAACAACACATCGGATGTGTTGATAAACGAGCCGAACGAGTTTATGCATGGATTTGATTTCATAAACAAAATGGAAGTTACGAGAAATGAAAAAGGTAATGCGTATGCCTTAATTAACCGAGATATAAGGGCGCAAATCGAATCGCTCATGCCTATTGATCCGAATTACGTCACACCGTTTATAAACACGGACGATCACGCTCTATGGTATGAAGTCAGAGGCAATACCACAATTTATGTCCATAACAGTGAGATAATTCATATCAAGCATATAACTGGAGTGTCCAGATTAAGTGGTTTGTCACCGATAGATATACTCAAAAACACACTTGAGTACGATAGAGCAGTTCAAGAGTTTAGTTTAATTCAAATGCAAAAGCCTGAAAGCTTTGTTTTGAAGTATGGGGCAAACGTGTCTCCCGAAAAGAGGAAAGCGGTTATTGAGGACTTTAGGGCGTATTATAAAGACAATGGAGGGCTGTTGTTTCAAGAGCCAGGTGTAGATATTGAGCCGATGGAAAAAAAGTATTTATCATCCGATACTGCACAGTCAGAAAAGATCACTCGTTCAAGAGTGGCAAACGTCTTTAATGTACCAGTGTCCTTTTTAAATGATTCGGAGGGGCAAAGTTACTCATCAAACGAGCAGCTTATGACACAATTTGTGCAAATGACACTCACACCTATCATAAGGCAGTACGAATATGAGTTTAACAGGAAGTTACTCACGCCAACCGAAAGAAAGAGTGGGCACTATTTTAAGTTCAATTTAAGTGGATTGCTTAGAGGAGACATGACAACAAGGACAGCATATTATCAAGCAGCTATTAGAAATGGTTGGCTGTCACAAGATGATGTCAGAAAATACGAGGATGAGGCTCCCGTTGGCGGTAATGCATCTAAACTTTGGGTAAGTGGAGACTTGTATCCGATAGACATGGACCCTGCTAAAAGAAAAACAACTTCGAAAGGTGGTGAAGAGGATTAGAAAAGAGGTACTAATGAATCAATTTGATGAAGCCAAGCAACTAGGTTCTGACTTTGTTTATGTTGTAGTTATTGCAGAAGGAACCAAAGAAGTTATTTTAATTCCGAGTGAATCATTCGAACAAAAGAAACGTTTTTATAAACGTAGCTATACAAATGAAATGGTACACGTGATGAATAAAGATGTGAAGATAGTTGATTGCGGTTCTATGAAATCCGATGTACTTGATTTTATTTTTAAATAATGATTAGCAATTAAAGGGGGTGAACGATAAATTGTCTAAGAAAAATAAGTTTTTCGAGATTAAAGCATCTGCTGATAAAAATGAAGCGGATGTTTTTATTTATGGAGAAATCACGAAATACGCCTGGGAAGATGAAGGCGAACATTCGGCAACAACATTTAAAAATGAATTAGACCAAGTAGGCGAAGTTGATACAATCAATCTCTATATTAATTCGCCAGGAGGGTCGGTTTTTGAAGGCATCACTATCCACAATATGCTGAAACGCCATGAAGCTAGAGTGATCGTACATGTGGACGCTTTAGCCGCATCAATTGCTAGCGTAATTGCCATGGCGGCGGATGAAATCAGAATGCCTTCTAACTCCATGCTCATGATCCATAATCCATGGACATTTGCCATTGGGAATTCGGCAGACTTACGAAAAGAAGCAGACGACCTAGAACGTATCGGCAAATCAAGCATGCAGTCTTATCTTGATAAAGCGCAGGACAAACTAGATGAAAAAACACTGCAAGAGTTACTAGATGAAGAAACTTGGCTGTCAGCTGATCAAGCTTATTCATACGGTCTATGCGATGTAGTGGAAGAGTCAAACAACATGGCGGCATCTATCAGCGGTGAGTATTTGCAGAGGTACAAAAACGTGCCGAAACAGTTAGCTAGCAACAATGTTATGTCGAAAGAGGAATTAGAGTTACGTCAAAAAATATCTGATGAGGCGAAGTCGGCATCGGAAATAACGCAAACATTATTAGGAGGAATTTATTAATGAAAACACTTTATGAGATGAAACAAAACATGGCTACAATCGGACAACAATTACAAAAGACGGAAGGTGAATTGTCGCAGAAGGCAATCGATCCGTCTGCATCAATGGAAGACATTCAAGCGCTACAGAAATCTAAGGATGATCTAAAGGCTCGTTTTGATGTAATCAAAGAGCAACACGATAAAATGGATGCTGAACAAAAAGCTTCTTTTGAAGACAAAAAGAATAGTTTTGACGGATTGAATGAAGAGGACAAAACGATTAAAGCAAAAGCGGAGTTTTTCCGTGCATCGATCAACGGCAGTCAGTTGAGCAATGAAACAAAACAATTAATTGCTATTCCTGCTGACAACTCAACTGGTGGAGATAACTTCTTACCAACAAACTTACAAAAAGAATTGGTCCATGAACCATTTGCTAAAAACCAATTGAGGGAAGTGGCAAGTGTCACTAGCATCAAGGGTCTTGAACTACCTAAGATATCTCACACAATAGACGACGATGATTTTATTACGGACAAAGAAACAGCGAAAGAAATTGAGTTGACAGGTGATACGGTTTCGTTCGGACGGAATAAGTTCAAGGTTAAGGTTAAAATCTCTGATACTGTCATCCATGGTACAGACGTTGAACTAGTAGGATACGTGGATAATGCTTTACGGTCTGGGTTAGCAGGTAAAGAGAAACGTGATGCATTAACTGATGCACCAAAGTCAGGACTGGATCACATGTCGTTCTATAACGAGAATGATATTAAACGTGTAAAAGGTGCGGACAAGCATAAAGCAATTAAAGCGGCACTTGCGGATTTGCATGAAGATTACCGTGATAATGCTGAAATCCTTATGGCTTATTCTGACTACATGGACATCATCGAAGCTCTTTCAAATGGAACAACTAACTTTTATGATGCACCACCAGAAAAGGTATTAGGTAAACCAGTAACATTTGCTGATGGAGCGACTGATCCGATTGTAGGAGACTTCAACTACTTCCGGATTAACTATGACGGAATGACTTATGATTCTGACAAAGACGTTGATTCCGGTAACTATTTGTTTGTTTTAACAGCTTGGTACGATCAGAAGCGCACACTTAACTCAGCTTTCCGCATCGCAGAAATTGTAGAAGAAACACCCTAATAAGCCCGAAAAATTAAAGGCTAGTAACACTACCGATAAGCAAACAAAGCTTACTTGGGACTAGCCTTTAAACAGGGCTAATTGACAAAGGGAGGAGAATTACATGCTTTACAACGTATATCAAGGCAATGAATTAATTGCGGAAGGAATTGAGGGTAAAGAGTACACTGTCGATGGGTTAACACCTAACACAGAGTACTC